TTGTTTTGATACCTGTGTCTTTCAACAAATTATAGGCAGTTTCTAAATATGACTTTTCTTGTATTAATTCTTTTAAGTTTACTTCTAGTTGAGACAAAGAATCCTGCAATTCTTTTAGGTTGTTGTTTTCTTTCTCTGTTCCTTGTTCAGTTGTTCTAAGCTCTTCTATCTTCTTTTGAAGTTTTAAAACATATTTGTTTGTTTCAGAAATAGAAGTATTGTTGGTCGCAATTTTTACTTGTAACTGTTGAATATTGGTTTGCACTTCACTAATGTCATTTAACTTCTTTTGTTCTTCAAGCAAAAGCGTTTCAAGTTTCTGTAAAGCTTGTGTGTTTTCTTCGACTTTGCTTTTTAATAAAACAAGTTCACCATCTTTAAAGTCGGCCGCGATTGCTTGTTTACAGGTAGGACAATCATCGTGATCTTCAAAGAAAGCAATATCTTTTTTGAATTTTAACAAATTGTTTTCAATTTGTGATTCCAACCTTGTCATCTTTTTGACTTTGTTTTCAACACCAGTCTTAGATGATACCACATTTTGTAACTCGCCAACTCTAGTTGAAATCACCTCATTGTTTGAAGTAAGTTCTGTAACAACAATCAGATTGTTAGCAATTTCATTTTGATGTTTAGAAATCTCATCATCATTCGTCTTTTTTAAGTCTTCAATATGTTTCTTTTTAAGTTCATATGCCTGTGTGGCCAGTTCAATCTGGTGTTTAGTTGTTGAAGTGACTTCTCTATTCGTAGAAAGTCTTTCTCGCACAAGAGTATTCATTGTAGAAAATATTTGAATGTCCAACAAATCTTCAATAATTGTTCGCCGGTCTGCAGCGCTTAGCTGCATAAATGGTGTAAATGATGCTGAACCAAGAATTACAATTTGTGTAAAAGACTTATAATTTAGTTTTAAAATAAACTTTTCAAGTTGATCTTGATAGTCTCTTGAAGCGGCTTCTTGATTTATAAGTTGTCCGTTACAGTAAATTTCAAAAATGTTTGGTTTAATACCACGAACAATCTTATATGCCTTGTTATTTGTATTAAACTCCACTTCAACGATACAATCTTTGCTATTGATAGAATTTAACAACTGTGGTTTGTTGATGTTACGAAATGGTTTACCAAACAAACCAAAACACAATGCGTCTAACAAAGTTGATTTGCCAGACCCATTTTCTCCAACAATTAAAGTGTTTGTATTTGTTGCAAGATTAATTTCTGTAAAGTAATTACCCGTTGAAAGAAGATTCTTCCAACGAACTTTTTGAAACAAGATCATTAATCAGTAACTTCCGTATTCAAAGCTTCAACATAAAGTTCGCGCATAAGTTTTTTCAGTTTATCATTTTCAACATCAAGTTCAAGTGCATCAATATACTTAGACAAAATGGTCATCGTATCTTCTGCTTGATCCACAATGTCATCATCAATTTGCACATCGGTGAAGTCTTCAACGATTGCAATATCGGAACAACCAGATTTATAAAAACTATCAATTACGAAATCAAACAGGTATGGATTCTGTTTGTTAACAACCACAATTTTCACATAAGTTTCTTTGAGAGAAGAGAAGTCATATGTTTTCCAATATTCAAAATCAGTAGAACTATCATCATACGCAATTTTGTTAAACATGTTATATGGATTTTTTATAAACTCCATCTCTCTTGTTTCTGTATCAAAGATATGAAAACCTTTTGGATCAGAATAATCTACCCAAGTCATTTCATAAGGTGTACCAACATATGTGATGTTACCAGCAGAAGACTTATGATGAAAGTGGCCTGACAAAACTATATCATAACGATTTAGTAGTTGTTTATCAATACCTGTGTCACAAACATTGCCACGATCCATTTCAAAACCAGCAATCTCAAAATGACCAAAACAAATTTCAGATTTGGAGTTTTTTATTTTGTCAAAAATGTCAGATTCGTTTTCATCACAAATCCAAGGAACAATATCAATATCTAATTCATCAAACTGAATTGTTTCAAAACTTTGATAGATTTTGATATTTTGATAATTGTTAATTAACAATGATGGTGAATTAACATCAAGTGTATTTTTAAAAGCAACATCATGGTTGCCAATAAGTGTATGTAGTGTTATATCATTAGCCGCACATACATCAAAAAAATATTTACGAGAAAGATATAGTGAGTTAAAATTAATGTATTTTCTTCGGTCAAACAAGTCACCCATCTGAAAGATGGTTGTAATTTTGTTTTCTAGTAAATACGGAAAAAATATATTATTATAAAACTTTTGAAAATACTTATGAAAGTCTAACGAATCGCCACGAGCACCAAAATGACTATCACCTAAAATACATAATTTCATAGTAGTTTTGTCAACGTTTCGATTTCGTCCTTGAGTTTAAGTTTTTTCTTTTTTAAATCAATAATCATCATTTGATTTTGATGAGTCTGTTCAACACGAGTAATTTCTCGGTCAAGCAATTCGTGTCTTTCTTGTAATCGTTGAATGCGAGCAAGTGTTTCTTCATTAGACATCCAAATCTCCTTCTAGTTCTTTAAGAGTTTTAATTTGTTTATTTTTTTTATTTTTTTTATTTTCTTCAAACGTGTGAATAAATTCAGAGATGTTATCATATAATTTAAACTGTCTCATGTTGCCATCGGAATCTTCATGCATTTCAAATTCATCTAAAATACCAAATTGTTCTGTTGCTTTGTATTTAACATATAGTTGTTTCTTTTCTTTCATAATACGGCGAAGAAAAGCATAGTAAATAATCTGTGTAAAATAAGCAAACGGATTTTTTGATTTTGTTGAATCAAAGTTTTTAAAATACATCAAGCAGTTTTCAATGCCATCAGAAATCATCTCATCTCGAAAAGAGTAAGATACAAAGTTTGGCTTACGAGATAAATGATCGGCAATTTTTAGAAAACACTCGCCAATGTAATTTGGAATGGGAGGTTCTGATTTATTTTCAACTTGTGCCTTATCGCAGGCTTCTTTGTATTCAACAAGCGCCTTGAGAAAGTCGGCATTATTGATGTAGTGATTAGTTTTCTTTGTCATAGTTTTACATTGTAAAGGTTTTGTGTGAGTATGTCAACACCTATCATAGCATTTGCCTGAAAGGGCCTTGTTTTCGCTCTTGACAAGTGTTACATTGGCGGTGTTCCGTTTGATGATAATTCTTCAATAACTCTTCCTAGTAGCGTGAGAGTTCTAATTCTGTAATCAAATCCCAACATTGAAGACTTCTGACCTTTATCATATGGTGGCACTCTATCTTGAGAAGTGTATTGATCTGCCGTAATGTCAATCAACTTGCCATTTAAATCAACTGCCCACCAATGCCAAATATTTTCATCATCAAGGCCTCTCCAAAGTTTGATGTTTTTAGTGCCAAATACTTTTTGAAGACATGCAGAAGCGGTATGACAATGACCAAACATTGGATTGGTACTATTTCTTTCTGTCCACTTCTTAGGTAATAAATCTGGTGTTAAGTTTTTTTCAATAATTTTAATCACCAATTTTAAATTATCATCATTGTAATCTATCAATGTAGCTTACCTTTCTTTGCTTCTTTTAATGAATTCAACATTTCTTGCATGGTGTCTTCATCAACATCATCTTCTTCACTTTCTTCCATTTTTAAATCTGTTTCATTGACTGTCAAATTTGTTTCAATTTCTAAAACTGTGTTTGTATAATGATCTATTAATTTTCTTTTTGGCTCAACAACTGTAATAATGTCATCATAATTAATTGTTGCAAAATTATCTTCAATGATTTCTAATGGTAACCAAGGTGCCATAATTAACATTGCTTGTCCAGCTACAGGCATTCTTCGCATATGTAGTTTCATTGGATTTTCTACACCAACGCAACCATGCTCATCGTCCATTAAACAAGCGCCAATAATATCTTCGCCTGTGTTAAGCCTTAGAATTTTAATTTGTATTTCTTCTGTCATGGTTTTAGCTCGATGTTGTAAAATTTGTAATTAAATTTTTCTTCATCATATATTTTAACACGTTCAAGAAAATGTTTCAATGTATAATTGGCAGATTTGCCAAATCTAAAATCATCAACAATGTCAAATAAAGTTGCTTCTTGTTTATTATCTCCAAGTCTAAGGCCACGACCTATTGATTGAAGATTTCGAATTCTAGATTTTGATGGAGATGCAAATACAATATTGTGAAGATTACGTATATTAACACCCGTACTATAAACACCGTAAGAAGCTACAATAATAGCATCAGTTTCTTTTTCAGTGATTGCACGAACAGATTCGCGCACTTCAACATCGGTACCTCCAAAAACAAAAAATACGTGACGATTTTTAATGTGTTCTTTGATAAGTTGATATAAAATTTTACCGTGTTTTTCAACTAATTGAAATAATAACAAAGTATTGCCTTCTAGTGAGAGAACTAGATTTTTGATAAACTCATTTCGTTTTGAATTAGACACTATGTAGTTTAACTCTGTTTGATAATCCCATTTTCTACTTTCTTTACAAATAAGTTCAGAATATTTAAGTATCAGACATTTAATTCTAAAATCAGCCAGTTGTTTTTTCTCAATCAATTCAGATGTAGATGTTGACTGATAAACTGGACCAAATAAACCTTCAAGCACTAATCGATGCGTTTGTGTGCCATCTAAAGTACCTGTGCATCCTATTCTGTATTTAGACTCTGTGCAACCTGTCATTATTGTTGTAAGAGATTTAGCCTTAAATGAGTGTGCTTCGTCACCAATTACAAAATCAAATTGTTCAAAGTATTCTTTTGGTTGTGTGTAAATAGATTGCCATGTAGAAATAAACAAAAACTTTTTGGCTTGTTTGTCACGACCTTGATAAATTGTATGACAGTTTTCAACTGAATCATAACCATAAGATTCAAAGTCTTTGTACATTTGTGATACTAAAGAAATATTAGGCACAATTAAAAGACCACGTTTTAGACCAATTTCTTGAAAGTATCTTACCATTAAGTATATAATAAGAGATTTGCCTGATGCAGTTGGCGAAAGCAACAACATACGGCGATTTCGTATTCCTTGTACGAAAGATTTTACTTGATAATCTCTTACCTCAAATGGCAAATTAAGTGTGTTAATAAATTCTATTGCCTCATTAAGAGAAAAATCTTCAGTAAGATAAAGTTTAGAATCACATTCTATTGTGTAATCACGCTCTTTGCAAAACTTTTCAATGTAAGGAAGTAGACCACGATATATGGTAAATGTGCGTAAGTCTGCCAGACGTATCTTACCATCCCACACTCTTGATTTATATTGCGGAGTAAATTGATAACCAGGTACAAAGAATGTGAAGTAATCAGAAAGTTCTTGCGCTAAACTTTTTTCACATTCAAATTTTATATAAACTTCGTTTAGCGATTTAAGTATTAAGTTAAACACCTTGTATAAATTTTTCCCAATCAATAAAAGACCTTAACTGATAAGGGG